AACATATCGAGACAACTGGTTTCAATCACAAGCAGGGTGGATCGCGGTTGATACCAAAATCGTGCCCGGGTTGATTAACAAAGTAGACACTATTAATGCTGTATGGGCCGAAGCAGGTTACACTGATAATAAAGTTGGTTTGTACGGCGGAGTCAGACCTTACATTGTGTCTGGATCTGTACACGCGGATCTGCCCACTGGAATTGACTTTCAAGGAAATTTACAATATACTAAAATTCGCATGGACATATCTAATCCGGTCAATGGATACATTAGAGCAGTGTATACAGATCAACTTAGCAAAGACATGAGCTATAAATTTTCCGGAATGTTGGTAGATAACGGACAATACAGAATTCAAACAGAGATAAGGTACAATTACTAATGAACAAAGACATAATTAGTTTCAAACAATCAACAGGGTTAATTGCTTCAATATGTAGAGATATTGTCAATAGTGATTGGCGACCTGACTACGTAGTAGGATTAACACGCGGCGGTCTTTTACCTGCAGTTATGATAAGCCATTATTTAAATGTGCCGTGCGAAACACTGAAAGTTAGTCTACGTGATGACGGTGAATGTGAAAGCAATCTGTGGATGGCCGAACATGCATTTGGCTACATTCCAGCAGACATGCAACATGGTATAGAAAAACGTAGCGATCCTACTTTTAAGAAGAATATTTTAATTGTCGATGACATCAATGATTCAGGTGCTACAATCAATTGGCTCATGAATGATTGGAAAAGTTCTTGCTTGCCAAAAGACACTGCTTGGAATTATGTATGGAATCACAATGTGCGTTTTGCTGTGATTGTAGACAATTTATCAAGCAAGTGTGATGTGAAAATTGATTACGTAGGTAAAGAAATTGACAAGTCAATTGACAATATTTGGGTGGAATTTCCTTGGGAATCCTGGTGGTATCAATGATAGCACTGCCTCCAGGGTGTACTGTAACTTATGCTGTTTGGATTGACGTAGACCGACTAACCGATGAAATGATTGAATGGTACGGCATAGTTGGTGGTGTAGTATGGAAAGACCAGTGGTATGACATGCGCGGCCGTGAACAAAGTGTTTATTATGTGAGTTATGGTAAAGGCAAACGCTGTCATCATCACCATAATGGTAACAGTGGTACTAGATTGCATTTTCATGGTGATGATGCAAGTGCTGCTAGTATGTTTATCATGAAATTTTTTGAACATATTACAGCAAACAATTTGCAAGAACAAATGGAACGACTTACCCAAGAAACGATTTAATTATGTGGACCTTGATTGTAATGCTACATGCAGTATCACCTAATGTGCCTCCGGCAAAGGGATCTATTGTTTTGCCAACAACCGGATACGAAGAGTGTCTTAAGACACGAGACACAGTCATACGCGGGTGGACATCGGATCGTTATCGTGTATCAGCTAATTGTATTCCGATGAAGCAATAACAAAGTATAAATATGTTTCTACACAGCGGCCTTTCTTGGCATTCATCCCGCTTTACAAATTCTGCAAGCCTATGCTAAAATTTAACATAGGAGAATAGCATGACCATCGTCAATAAAGATAACATCTGGGGGCAACCTAGCCGCCAATACAAATACACCAGCACCAAAGAATACCACGACGCATTTCCATGTGCATATCGTCAATGGCGAGCCGACAGCCACTGCAACCTAATTCACGGTTACAGTTTTAGCATGAAGTTTTATTTTGGTACAGACCATCTTGATGTACGTAATTGGGCTGCTGATTACGGCGGCTTGAAAGAGCTTAAAAAGATTCTAGAAGATCAATTTGACCACACTCTCATTGTGGCACAGGATGATCCTGAATTAGAGACATTCAAGATGTTGCAAGAAAAGAAAATGGCCAAGATTGTTGTGTTACCAAAGCTAGGATGCGAAGGACTTGCTGATCAACTGTACAAGTTTGTTAACGGTGTGTACATTCCTGATATGTGGGGACCAAGCGAAGCCGAACGTTTGTGGTGCTATAGAGTAGAAGTACGTGAAACTCAATCAAACATGGCATTCCGTGAAGGACATCGTGAATGGAACGAGGATCTGTTTGCATGAACGAACGAATTAGAGAATTAGTAACTCAAGCTGGTATTACAACCAATTTGGATACAGATTACTTTGAACGAGATATCAACCAATGGGTTGACTATTATTCGGAAAAATTCGCCGAGTTGATTATTCAGGAATGTGTTATCATAATGCATGCAAACGAAAGATTGCCTGTGGGATTTTTTTATGCCAAGCCTGCACACATACATGAACTAGCAATCAAACAACATTTTGGACTAGACAATGAGTAAAATCAAAGTAGCAGAATTATTTTATAGCATACAAGGTGAGGGCCGCTATATGGGTGTGCCCAGTGTGTTTTTACGCACATTCGGATGTAACTTCAAGTGTGCCGGTTTTGGTATGCCTAGAGGAGCACTAAGTAGAGAAGTTGAAGATATAGCAGCAAGAGTACACTACTACAGCAAATATGAAGAATTGCCATTAGTTAGCACCGGATGTGATAGTTACGCAAGCTGGGATCCAAGATTCAAGGATCTTAGTCCCGTACTAACATCGGATGCTATTGTGGAACGTATAATGGAAATTCTTCCTCATGGTAAATGGAAGGACGAACATCTTGTAATCACTGGAGGTGAACCACTATTGGGTTGGCAGAAACAATACCCAGACTTACTAAATCATCCTCGTATGCGTAAGTTAAAAGAAATTACTTTTGAAACTAACGGTACTCAGCCACTAACAGATGAATTTGAAGATTACTTGATACAATGGCAAATGCCCGGAGTTAACTTTACACGAGAAATTACATTTAGTGTAAGTGCTAAACTACCAGCTAGTGGCGAGTCATGGCACGATGCTATTAAGCCCGAAGTTGTATGCCAATATGAAAAAATTGGTCACACTTATCTCAAGTTTGTTGTAGCTACAGAAGAGGATGTTCGAGATGCGCTCAAGGCACATGAACAGTACCGTAACGCAGGATTTCAAGGATCAGTATATCTAATGCCTGTGGGTGGTGTCGAAAGTGTTTACAATCTTAATAATCGTGCTGTTGCATTGGCTGCAATGAAACACGGCTTGCGTTATAGTGATAGATTGCAAGTGCCGTTATTTAAAAATGAATGGGGCACTTGATGTGCTACATTAATTTTTATCATGTTAGGAGCGGATCTGATAGTGTCTGGTCACTAAGGATAAAAGATCGAGTGTTTGTATTAAGATATAAAAAAAGAAAACTCAATTTTAATCATTACAAATTAGAGTATTTGGATGTACTAGGTTTTTATTACGAAATAGGATGGATTAAAAATGTCAGAGACACGAGCAAGAACTATTACTAGAATGTTAACGTATCGGTTAACAGCATGGTTATTTACTATTTTTTGGACCTATTTGTTTACCGGTAATATTGGGTCGGCAGCAGGGTTCGCAACCGCTTTACATATTTTGTTGAGCATAGATTATTATATCCACGAACGCATTTGGCTTAAAATTAAATGGGGAAAGATAGATAATGTACCTGGACGGGATATTTGAAATGTTTGATTTTTTAAAGAAAAAAGTTAAAGAAGACTCTAAAGAAGAAAAACCTAAATCTAGAGTTAAAAGTAAAACGGCAAAGGAAATTGCTACCGAAGCAGGCGAACCATATATTAGTGTTGTAAGTATAGAACTCGATCAAGATGACGTAGGCAATGGAGCATTTGAATTAGACTGGAATGAAATATTTGTTGCGAGACTGGTCAAAGCCGGTTTTATGCAGAAAAAAGATGATACTGATGCCGAAATTGTAGACCGTTGGTTTCAAAGTGTGTGTCGGAATATTCTAAATGAAAATTTTGAGCAATGGGAAGCCAACCAACCAATTGATGCTAGACCTCGCAGAGTAGATCGAAATGATTTAGGAAATGGAAGGACTGAAATCTCTTGATACTTTATGTCAACGGAGATAGTCATAGCGCAGGAGCAGAAGCAGTAAATAATTATTGCTTTGCCGAGGACGATCCTTTTTATCATGCCCTGGGAAGAATTCCGCACCCAGATAACGAACGAGCAAGTTATGGTTGTAACATAGCTAACGAATTATTTGCCATACTACACTGTGATGCAGAATCGGCCAGCTCTAATTCAAGAATATTTAGAACTACTCGTAAATATTTAGAAACTACTACACCAGATTTGATTATTATAGGCTGGAGTACTTGGGAAAGAGAAGAATGGTTGCATGACGGTGTGTATTGGCAAATCAATGCCGGGGGTGTTGGATTAGATTGGCCAGACGCAGTAAAAGAAAAGTACAAAGATTATGTGGTTAATTTAAATTGGTACGAAAGAACAAAACAAGCACACAAAGAAATTTTTACGCTACACACGGAACTTGCTGATTTAAAAATACCACATTTATTTTTCAATACCTATAACGATTTTCGCAACGAAGATCCGCTTGATTGGCAGGGTTCCTATATTGATCCATACAATCCAAGCATGACATACTGGCAATGGTTAACCAATAATGGATTCGAATCTAATCCATCTTATCATTTTAGAGCAGATGCCCACAGAAAATGGGCAGAATTTCTGCTGTCGCACTTGACCAAGCTGTTATAATATGCTACTATTAATGCATGAGATATCTAATTGTAGACACAGCAAACACATTCTTTCGTGCTCGCCATTCGGCTCATCGTCAATCAGACACATGGGATAAATTAGGATTTGCCATTCATGTTACCTTGGCGTCAGTTAATAAAGCGTGGCGTGATCAAAAAGCCGATCATGTTGTATTCTGTTTGGAGGGACGGAGCTGGCGCAAAGATTTCTATGAACCATACAAGAAAAATCGGGCAGTCGCAAGGGCGGCTCTCACGGAGGCGGAAGCCGAAGAGGACCGACTTTTTTGGGAAGCTTTCGATAACCTTAAGACTTTTCTTGCTGAAAAAACTAATTGCACCGTGCTCCAACACAGCGAGCTCGAAGCAGATGATCTTATCTCTGGTTGGATCTGGAACCATCCCAATGACAGTCATATTATTGTTTCATCCGACACGGACTTTCACCAGCTGCTGGCGCCGAATGTACAACAGTATAATGGAGTTGCCGACGAGTTGCACACTTTAGAAGGTATTTTTGACAAGAAAGGTAAACTGGTCATTGACAAGAAAACCAAAGCCCCCAAAGTCATACCTGATCCGAAATGGATCCTGTTTGAGAAGTGTATGCGCGGAGATCCAACAGATAATGTGTTTTCCGCCTACCCGGGTGTTAGGACCAAAGGTAGCAAAAATAAAGTTGGTCTCACTGAAGCTTTTGCTGATAAAGATAAAAAGGGATTTGATTGGAACAATCTTATGCTTCAAAGATGGATCGATCATAATGGTCTGGAGCATAGAGTATTAGATGACTATAATCGCAATGTTACACTAGTGGATCTCACTGCACAACCTGCAGATATCAAAGCTAAGATTAATGAAACTGTTCGAGCAGGTGCAGTAAAGCAAAATCGTCCAATGGTAGGCGCACAGTTCTTAAAATTCTGCGGCAAATACGAATTGAATAGATTGAGTGAACACAGTCAAAATTATGCAGAACTGTTAAGTGCAGAGTATCCGGAATGATTACACTACTTGATTTGCAATTGTGGATTTTATTTCAAGGCATGATTACCGCTGTAGCTTGGAGATTTTTAGGATTTGGCGGCGTGTTTGGTAGCTTACTTGGTGCATTTCTTTACCTTTCGATCTTTAAATGACATATACTGCACACGAATCTAATGTTCGTATCATTAAACAAGACGAGCCCGGATTCTATATTACCGACGGTATAACTGTTGCAGCTCGCGCCGGTGTTATATTTGATCCTAAATGCCCGCGATATGAAGAAGAGACTATACGAAGAGCTTTTTCTCTTGGTTACATTAAACTTGTTGCCAATGTTAAAGACAATGAATTGATGTGGGAGACTCTAAGTAAATGACAACTTGGCTAATTTTAGCCTTGCTATTTGTTAAACACTTCCTGGCAGACTTCTGCTGGCAAAGTGATAGAATGATCAAAGACAAAGGGCATCTTGGTAGACTAGGTGGATTACAACATGCCGGTCTCCACGGTGCTTTGACCTACGTAATACTCATGCACTTTTTAGGCATTCAGGCC